CCATTGCATTTCCCACTTCCAACCTTTTGGTGCGTTCCATATTTCTTCATAGGACTTTAAGAATCTCTTTGGTATTCCTGCTGAGGTCGCTTGACGGAATGGTAGTGCCGAGTGATTACCAACACACACCTTCACATCAGGAAATGTAGCATACCATCTCTCCATTGCTCTTTGAGCAGTTTCAGCTTCGCTTTCAGCATTGGGCATTTCTGCCATCTTCTCGTGATAAGACAACGCTGCATTGTCAACCTCATCTCCGATATGTACTATTTCAGATACTCCGAATCTATCGAATACCTCATAGCAAAAATCTCTGTAATCAGGATGACAAAATGGTTCGTGTGTATCTCCTATGATACCTACACCACCACCGTTTCTGTGTTGTTGGATAAGTTCAAATTCTTTCTGACTTAATCTTGGTCTGTACTGTTTCATTTTATTTTATTTTTCGCAAATATAGTGAAAATGTGTTAAAAAAACAAATGGGATGTTAAAAAACACCCCATCTGAAAACTAAAACAAAATCGAATCATACAAACGTATGAAGCAAATATAAGAAAAAAGAGAGAAGTAAAAAGTTATTTCTTAAATTTTTCAATCGAACGACCACCAAAGTATGCACCAAAGGCAGTTATAGCCAATATCTGCCATAAATCAGTCCAATTCTCTTTTATTTCAAGGTCTGCAAAACCAAAATCTACCAAAGTGAATACTGTCAAAACTACAAGAAGAAAAGCTAACGATAGAGGTCTTATAGACTTACTAAGCCAATTACCCTGCATATCAGCTTCCCAACGTCTTGACACCTCTTGTTGCATCTTGTGGTCGTAATCTTTTATCATTCTTTCCATTTCAGCGTATGCCTTATCTTTTTCCTCTTGGCTTGTGTGTAGCTCATCAATGACCTCTCCAACAGATTCAACCAAATCTTTAGCACCTGTACTAAATAATTTTTTCAATATACTCATATCCTTAACCTTATCTTTAACTTTATCTTTATCTTTATTATATAGGGTATAAACTACCCTTTGTGAACCCTTTGTAAAGGGTTAACAGAAATAATCGTTTATATGTTTATATTCGATATAAACCTTACCACCTTTTTTAAGTTCTTCTAAAATAATGGGGTAAACTCTTTTGTATGCCTGTGACGACTTTCCTATAAATCCACCCTTTACAATTTCGTTGTTTTCCTGACTATCGCCTAACAATAAACATCCCATAGTGTGTTCATCAGTATTCCCACAATGGATAAGTATATGCTCAAAATTAGGAACATTAGTGACATGAAGCATACCATCATGTATATCAGAAAACCTTTCAGAATATCTTTTATGAAAACCACCTTCTTTTCTTAGTTTAATCTCATACCTACCATAAGGAATCATTGTTTCTCCTTTGACTTTTTTATCTCTGTACTCATCCTCAAGAGTGTAGCACAGGAAGTCATAACCTATCCAACTTTTCATCAACAACATTCCATTAGTGCTGTCATCAGATATATGGTATCTTAATACAACCAACTCCATGTCAGCAGTTTCAGCAGTTTCAGCAGTTTCAGCGACTTTTTTACATTTACAAGTAGCACATTGAGCAATGCGAGTGCAATCCATATTATTTATTACTAAAGAAATAAGCAACTAAAGAACCAACAACAACAGTCCATAAAGTCCACAATGCTTTTTGCATAGTAAGTCTTGCCTGTGTGTTAGTATTTACCCTTGAAACAACACCACTATCAGGGTCTAAAAGTTGAGTTGTCAATCTATCTAACTTCTTATCCATCTTATCCATCTTATCATCAATGTTGTCAATGCGTTGTTTCATAAGTGCTATTTCTTTATCCATAATTACGATGTATAAACTACCTCTATTGTTGAATTGAAACGAACAGTAGTTGCTGCTGCTGCTGTTGGCTTCAAAGTAACTATTAAAACATCACCTGCTGAAAATGACGATGATGATGATAGTGAGGTCATATTAAAAAGATTTGGTGTGGTATTCCCCTCCCCTGTTTCTGTCATAGTATCACCCAACTGTGTCAAAGCAAAACCTGTACTACTTTGGTCAGTAGGAGTTCCTTTGTAAACTCTTATCTCAACACTTCTTGGACTGTTTATAGCCATAACACCATCAAAAGCATTAACAAATCCATCTCTTGTGCAATATAGTATAGATTGTGCGACAGAATCTTGTGCATCATTAGTTGGATTAGTAACTATGGTATCAAAAGTATGGGTAGAACCTGATGAATATGTAGGTGCATACTCATCTGATGTACTCCTACTTAAAAATCCACCAACTCTAACAAAATGAGTTTTTCTTAAATTGTCATCTTGCCATTGTAACGCACCTGAATTATTCTTAGTAAGTACAGTATTATTTGATGCTAAACTAAAATCCTTTGGCACATGAAGCTGTGTGTTATCTAAACTACTGTGTTCGTTACTTGCCATATTATACTGATGCTATAAAAATCTCTATATCACACGCATTTGTTACTGAATACGCTTGAATACTCTCAATATCTTCTAAGTTTGCTATACCTGTTGTTGGTGTAGTGTCTGCTTCTGCCATCATACTGTCTTTTGTAATACCTAGAATATGACTATGACCTGCATCAAGTCTAATCTCATAAAGACTATTTTCTCCAACGAAGGCAAACTCAATAGGGTTAGTATCGTCAAGATTTGTTACCCTAACATACTTTACATCATCAATGTCAACAGCACCACCTGAATCATAAGTGTTTGTTGAAAAATTAACAAGTGTTACTAAATTGTCAGCAGGTACTGTTACAACCTTTTTGTACACTTCATTTATGTCAGCTATCTCAAGAGTTTTTGTGCCACCATACTGAGTTCCACCTAGAGAAAGCGTTTCTGTTACTACAACAGTAAGAGTTGCATTTTGTATTGTTGTTGCCATTTTACTTCTTAATTAGTTTTATTTCTGTTATTAAATCTTCTTTCATTATATTTAAAAAACTCAACAGCTTCTTTTCATCAACCTTGTTATATCCCCCACCATGCTCTCTACCACACATCCAAGAGCCATCAGGCATCTGATGCTCATATCCGTCAGGACAATCAGGATTCTTTCTAACGTGCTGTGCGTTTTCCGTTTCTTCCATGTTTTCCTTTACAGGGTGGTCTTTTGGAAGTAAATCTGTGTCGTGAATACCACCTTGAAAACGACCTTTCTTTAAGGCGAATAAAAAACTGTTTACTCTTGCGAATGCCCATTGCTCAGGACTTTTTACATTAGGTCTAACACTTTCAGGATTGGTCTTATACGCACCAATACCTCTTTCAAATACTTTAGCAAGTTTGTTGTAAGTAACTCTTGCGTTCCAATCCAAGTCAAGGTCTTTTATTTCTTCATTGTGTTCCTTAACCTTGTTTTCCAAACCTTTCTTTGAAGTTTCTGTAATCTGATTTTCCATATTGTCTTTTCTTCCTTCTAACTTTTTAGTGAGTTCCAAGATGACATCTTTCATTCCTCTTTCTCCAAGATTTCCAATAACACCCCATTTAATTTGTGCGACAACTCCTGCCACATTGCTGAGATTCGGCTCAACATCACCTTTAAACTTTTGACCATCTCTAAAGTGTCTTTTTGCCCATGCTTCTCTTTCTTTTATCCATTCTCTGATAGCTTCTGTGTCTTGACCATCTCTTGCCCTTCCCCAAAGCATAAACGCTTCATTTCCTCTTATATTCCCTCCTGCCTTCCATATCTTTGGCTGTTGCTCTTTTAGGTTTTTAGCAAACTCATAGTCAAACTGCTTTTCTTCGCTGTTACGCAAAGAAATCTTTTTATCGTCACCTTTTGTTGGAAAATCTGTCGGCATTAGTAAAAAATTATTCCATTCATTTTTGTAGCAACATCACCATCAGCATCAGGCATTGAACTATCACCATCCATACCGTAAAGAGGATAATTTCCCTGTTGGTCCTCATGAGTAATAAAAGCAATCATATCATCACTCAAAACCTGTGCTTTTCTAAATGTATCGCTTTTCATCTGATTAAACTGCTCAACATTAGCAGGACTACTAAAGTCAGATGTGTTTAACACCAAACCTGCTGAGGTAGTGTTGTATTGTATTTCATTCATAACTTCAAATCTAACATACCAACAAAGGGCAGGTTTTATGTAGAAGTTAAGAAGTTCAGAGTTGGCACTTGTAAGAGTATCATTGTGATTCTGAGTTTTTAGTTCCTCATACATATCAAGACCAAGATAAGGTTTGATATGTGCTAACTCAGCTATTGTAATTATCTCACTACTAATTAGAGATTGGTCTGTTGCCTGATTAGTAAAAGATTGAGTTATCACATCTGATGCTGTAACAAAATTATTATATTGTCTTACGTTTGCCATTATATATTTTCGTTTTGTCTTTGAACTGTAATTGTCTGTCTGTCAGATATTAACAAGTCACCATCCTCTATATTTGGAAGGTCTTTGTTCAACATCATTCTTTGCTCGTTAATAGTCAAAACTTGCTTGGGGTCAAGGTCTGATAAGAATGAAATTGGTGGTTCGTAAATAACCTGTAAATCATCTGTGTCAAGTCCTAACTCTCTATTCAACACCTTTTTTATTGGTGATAGAAGAATGTTAGTAGTATCCTTGATTACTGTACTCATAGCTAATTCATAAGCTATTCTAATCTCACTACCTGTATTGTTCATCTTTCCTGAAGAAACAATACCACTAAGAGCAGGTTGCCATCTATGAGCAGTAATAATGTTTTGGTCAGTCAACTTCTGTAAATCTAAGAAGTCACCATCTTCCTTGTTGCTAATTATCTGAACGTCAGTACCTCTACTGTCCTCACCATTCTTAACAAGGAATAATATCTTGGAGTTGTTTCCACTACCTGTTAGCGTTTCTTTAGCAGTTTCAACGAACTTTTCAGCTTCGGCTTCACCAAAGTCACTATTGACAGTAACAATAGCAGATGGACTAAAGCCATTCTTAAATGCTGTATGATTGAATTTACCAATTTCGTAGTCAATAGCAATATGCTCAAGAGAAGCAACGTAATCAGGTAAACCATAAAAACTAAAAGTGCTTTCATAGTCTTTGTAATGTATAATAAATCTACTACTCGCTATATTTGGGTAAACAGGGATAACCTGCTTTTTCTCAGGATTTCTTTTATAATTATTCCAATCAGGATGAAAGCAAACTGTTTTCTTGTTTTTGTTTACCCTTGCAGTTGAAGCGTCTTTATGATAAAAGTTAATACCACCATCATATACAACTCCCTCAAGATAAGCATTTCCATAAGTGAAGTAATCATCAGCTAATTTTTTAAATACATCTTTTAAACTTTCTCCATCAGCGTTTACATCATCTATGTAATCCATCAATGCTTCGTTCTTACTAAAAAAACCACTACCTGTTGTAAATGTGGTTTTCTGTGCTAATACTGAACGATGAGTAGAAGATTGTCTTTTTAACTCAGCTAAATACTGAGGGAATAGATTGTCTTTTCCGAAAGGAATATAGTCCTCTCGCAATCTATCTAAGTCCTTTACTTCCCTATCAACATCAGGGGTTGATAAGTTTACAAAAGCATATTTAGCACCAAACTTACTCTTTGTCTGAGTTGTCTTTTGCTTTTGCTTTTGATTTTGTTTTCTTTGGTTTTGCATCTTCTTCTTTGATTACAAGATTAGTATATCCTAACTCATAAACTTTTTTCAGTTCATCTTG